AGCTGTGGAATAAACTTAGGTAGAAAAGAACCTTGTAAAGATGTTGTTGGCGGTTTAAGAAATGTTTACTTTATAAATTATGACGATACTAATAAAAGTATCAGCTTTAATTCATCAGATGACACTTTAGTAGAAACTATAGGTACAAGTGGAACTGAAGAAGTAGAGGGTCATAAATACGAACTTAAAGGTAACTCATCTTTTGAACAAAACATCACCTCGTCAAGAGAGAATGGAACAACCTTCTTTGAACAAACATTAAACTTAACACTACACAAATTGACTAAAGAAGACAATAAAGAATTAAAATTGTTAGCTTATGGTCGTCCTGTAGTAGTTGTAGAAGATTATAACAGTAATTTATTTGTAATGGGAGTTGAACATGGTGCTGATGTTTCTGGTGGAACAATAGTCACTGGTGCTGCTATGGGAGATTTAAGTGGTTACACACTTACGTTGACTGGTATGGAAAAAGCTCCTGCAAATTTTATATTAAAAACTTCAGCAACTGAAACGGTACAAACTACATTAGACAATGCTTTTGTTAATGTAATTTTAGGTACTAATTCATAATAAGTAAATTTAATAGGGTTAAATTAAGGGATGCTTCGGTGTCCCTTTTTTTATTAAAACAAATACCAAATTATTTGTTATTTATAATATGGTAATATTAACTACATCAACAAGTGCAAAGAGTTTTAAAGTCATTCCTAGAAGTGCACAAAGCTCTGTTACATTTGAACTTACTGATAAATCTACAAGAAAAACTACTGCTATTGCCGTTACTGTAACTAACTCTAATGGTTATATGACTGTAACAGGTACATTTGTAGATTCACAATCTAATAACTTAATGATTGAAGGAAGATTCTATTCGTTTATAATAAAGAATGGTTCTACAATTATATATAGAGGTTCTATTTTTTGTACAGATCAAACTAATTTTAATACCTTTGATGTACATTCTGGAGAATACACTACAGAAAACACATACGATAACGATTTTGTAATAATATGAGAAAAGTAAATAAAATGGCAAAAAAGAGATTAGCTCGTAATCCTTTGCCTAAAGCAGAAAAAGGCAAGATACATATAGTTAATATGTCATCTTATACACGACCAGAAGTTGTAGAACAATACAATAGAGAGTGGGTAGAATACGGTGAGGACAACAATTACTTTGATTATCTTATAGATAGATATAATGGAAGTGCTACAAATAATGCTGCTATTAATGGTATAGCAGAAATGATATACGGTAAAGGTATAGATGCTGTTGAAGAAGATGCAAAAGGTAAAGATTATACAGAGATGAAAGAACTCTTTACTAAGTCATGTATGAAAAAGATATGCTACGACTACAAGATGATGGGACAAGCAGCACTTCAAATAATCTATTCTAAGGACCGTAAAAAGATAGTACAAGTAGAACACATGCCTGTAGAGACGTTAAGGGCAGAGAAAGCAAATAACAAGGGTGAAATACAAGGTTTCTATTACTCTAAGGATTGGTCAGAAGTAAGTTTTAAGAATACACCTAAAAGAATACCTGCATTTGGATCAAGTAATGCAGGATTAGAGATATTATATATAAAACCATATAGAGCTGGATTCTATTACTATTCTCCAGTAGATTATCAAGGTGGTTTACAGTATGCAGAGTTAGAAGAAGAAATAGCTAACTATCATATAAATAATATACAAAATGGCTTGGCTCCAAGTATGCTTATAAACTTTAATAATGGTGTTCCTACAGAAGAGCAACGATCTATGATTGAGCAAAACATACAGGAAAAGTTTAGTGGTTCTTCTAATGCTGGTAGATTTATATTGGCATTTAACGATAGCAAAGAACTCTCTGCAAGTATTGATCCAGTTATACTAAGTGATGCACATGAGCAGTATAAATTTCTTAGTGATGAATCTATGAGAAAGGTAATGGTATCACACAGAATTGTATCTCCTATGCTTGTAGGTATAAAAGACAATACAGGATTAGGAAACAATGCAGAAGAATTACAGACAGCTTCATTACTTATGGATAACACAGTTATACGACCAATGCAAGTTACTATACTAGATGAGTTAGAAAAAGTATTAATGTATAACGGAATTGAATTAGACATATACTTTAAAACACTACAACCCTTAGAATTTACTGATTTAACAAATGCTATAACAGATGCAGAAGTTGAAAAAGAAACTGGTATAAAAAAAGGAGATAGTGAGATAATAGAAGAAGAATCAATAAACACAGAAGAGTAATGGCAAAAGCACTATTTATTAAAAGATCAGATTTAGTCAAAAACACTGCACTAAATTCAAACGTAGATACAGATAAATTCATACAGTTTATTGATCTAGCACAAGAAATACATATACAAAACTATTTAGGTACAGATTTGTATGATAAAATAAGTGCTGATATTTTAGCTGGTCAATTAACAGGAGATTATCTATCTTTAGTAAATGACTACATACAACCAATGCTTATTCACTTTGCTATGGTAGAATACTTGCCGTTTGCTGCATATTCTATATCAAATGGAGGTGTATATAAGCATAACTCAGAAAACAGCTCTAACGCAAGCAAAGAAGAGATAGATTTCTTAATTCAAAAGGAAAGAGATTTTGCTGAATACTATGCACAAAGATTTATTGACTTTATGAGTTTTAATGCACCATCTAAGTTTGACGAGTACTATAGCAATTCTAATCAAGATATTTACCCAGATAAAGATACAGGGTTTCATGGATGGGTGATTTAAAGAGAAACTACAAACCTAAACAGGTTAACGTAAAAAAATTATTAACGTATTTAAAAAAGAAAGATAATGGCACACATAATAAATTGGGAAAAGATGTTTAATTCACAACCAACTTGTTTTGAATAATGGCATCTCTTTCTAATACTAAAATAAAAGATACTTATCAGTCACTTGTTAAGTTTAGTGATAATGGAAATATAACTATTAGTGCTAAACGATTAACAGATGGCTTTGGTAATAACTCTCCTCTATATGTTTCAACAACACAAATAGGAATAGGAATAACTCCACAATCAGGTTATGGATTACATGTTTCTAATAATGTTAAAATAGGAGGTAACCTAGAGGTCAGTGGCAATTTAACAGTCAACGGAACTCTCACATATTTAAACGTAACAGATTTAGAAGTTGATGATCCGTTAATTCAATTAGCCGTAAATAATGCTTCAAATATATTAGACATTGGATTATTTGGTAAATATGTTTCTAGTGGCACTAAATACAAAGGATTCTTTAACGATGCTAGTGATGATAAATTTAAACTGTTTACAGGTTTAACAACAAAACCATTAACTACTGTTGACACATCTGATAGTGGATATACTGTAGGAACTCTTGTTGCTAATTTAGAGGGTAATGCCGATACTGCTACTGGTGTTTTAATAACTGCTGATTCAGCTGATACATCAAGGAGAATGGTGTTTACAGAATCTAATAATGCAACCGACACAGATGGCAGGTTGTTTAAAGATAGTGCTAATAATTTTTTCTATAATCCAAGTAGCAATACATTAACTTTAGTAAACTTAACTGGTACAACTGGTACTTTTAGCAGTACAATATCTGCAACTGATTGTATTTTGTCAGATGATTTATTTTTAACTGGGACAAATTCTTATATTATTATTAATGGCTCTACATCTAGTGGCTTACAATTTTATTCACCTAGTGATGCTAAAGTTAATATGGATGCTAGAGATAGTGGTACTGGTGCTGTGTTACACAAATGGAATAGAAACTCGGATGATGATGCTTATGTTGCTTATTATGAAAAATGGTATGATGGAAATAGTTACCATGCTATTGGTATTGATACCAACTTATTTAGATTTAATAGTGGTATAGTTGTAACAGGTACAGTCGAAGCAACTGAATTTAGCGGTCCGTTAACAGGTAATGTTACAGGTGATTTAACAGGTAGTGTTATTGGCGGTACAATATCTGGCACAACTGGAACTTTTAGCAATAACATATCAGCTTTAGGCGGTTCATTTACTAATCCAGTTACAATTTATGATACATCAGTAAGTGAAAACCCTAGATTAAGTTTAGGGAGGCAAGCAGCAGAAAGTTTACAGTTTGATGTTACTGATCGTGTGGCAATAATTAGACATAAAAATGATGCTGATTCTAACCAAGTACACTCTTTAGATTTTATAATAGACACACCATCAACTGCTGAAAAAATATTTAGTTTTAAAGAAGCTGGTAATACAACATCTACTTATTTAACAATAGACAGCACAGGTGCTACTTTTACTAATTATGTAACAGCCGAAAGATTAAGAGTTGGTGATGGTACTGATGGATATTTTTATAGTGACATAGCTGGTAGAACCGCATTTGCTGGTGGGAATTTTTATATTCAATCTAATGTTTCTAACTATTATAACTATGCAGCAAATAGTTATCATGGTAGCACAAGTGGTGATAATCAAAAATTTAGAGGAAACCCATTGACTGGTGATAATTGGGATATTACACCAGCAGGGGTTGTAACTGCTACTAGTTTTGTCGGTAATGCTTATTTAAACACAATAGCATATCAAGGCGGTGAGGGAACTGAATTAGATAATAGTGCTTTTAATGTAGATGGTATAGGAACTACTTTTAGATGGATTGAATCTAATAGTGGTGCAACTGGAACTACATGGAAAAAAGTTGCTGATGTGGTTCTTAATGATACTGGTTTTAAAAATGGTGTTCAAATGGAAGTTAAGGTATTACAACCAAATACATATTGGGGTGATACTGCTAGTTTAAACACAATTTATTATAGTATTGCTTTTAGAGGAGATGAATCTGATACTGGACCATTTTATGATGATGCTCTAGTATATGGTCAAGATGCCGATTTAATAAGAGTTTATAAAACATCAGCTCATAATTATGAATTACAAGCTAGATCGAATGATGATAATAGAGATTTAGTTGTTGAATGCAATATAACAAGTAAAAGATCATCAAAGGTTACATTTACAACTACATATACTGATGGTACTACAACTGGTGGAACTGCTTATACAGCTAGTGGAAACGGCTTAAATAAAACTAAATTTGCTGGTAATGTTGAATTTGAGGGTGCAATATTTGATGATGCTGAGGTTGATGATTTGAGAGTCAATGAATATTTATATTTTGGTTCTGGTGCTACTGCTGGTTATGGACCACACATAATACACACTGATTCTGGTGGCACTGGAGAAGGTATGCGAATTACTGTTGAAAGCGATTTGCAAGTTTGGGGTGTTACTGGAAATGCTGGTGAACAAAATCAAGGTTTATATGTTGCTGGTGGTGTAGCTAAATTATATGACCTAAATGGTGTTGTATTAGAAACAGTATTAGGTGGTGTTAAATTGCCAGATAATACAGAACTTAAAATTGGAACAGGTAGTGATTTAAAATTATATCATAATGAAACTCACTCATTTATTACAAATACTACAGGAGATTTAACCATTGAAAATACAGGAGATGATTTAATATTAAAGTCAGCTGATGATTTTTTAACTTATGTACAAGGAACAGAGGTAGCAATTCAAGCTATAGGTAATGCTGGAGTTAAACTTAGATACAATAATGTAAACAAATTTGAAACCACAAGTACAGGAGCAAAAATAAGTGGATATATTGATGCTGGAACTGATGGTGGTACATCTGGTTCAAGAGTGTTAGCTCAAACTTATAATACTACTGGTGATTATATAGCAACATTAAGCACGATGTATTCTAGTGGTGGTTGGCTAATGGGTTATGGAATAGAAGCTAAAAATTCATCTAGTGGGTTTATAAGCACAGCAGACAATGCCGATTTTAAAAGAACGTATGTTTTATTGGATAACAACGAATTTACTATTGGCTATGCACCAGCACAAACAACAACAGTTGGAGATGATATAACTGGATTAACAACTCCATTTACAATAAACTTAACTAATGGAAACGCAACTTTAAGCGGAACTTTAACAGCTGATTTAACAGGAGATGTTACAGGCGATTTAACAGGAGATGTTACAGGAGCTGCTAGTTTAAATGTGCTAAAAGCTGGTGATACAATGACTGGCAATTTAAAATTAAATGATAATGTTTATTTGCAGATTGGTAATAGAACTGATGGTGATGCTTGGATATACCATAATGGAACAGATACTCTTTTTAGAAATGCAGTTGGTGATTTATATATTGATCAATTAGCAAATGATAAAAAAATATCGTTTAGATGTGATGATGGTTCTGGCGGCATTGTAGAATATTTTAGAATTGATGGCAATGATAGTAGAGTTATTTATGGCAGATCAATTCAAATGGCGGACAATGTATCAGTTTACTTTGGCAATACTGTTGCAGATGATGGTTATATATAAAATGGGATTCAACAGCTGAGCAATTATTTGTAAGCGGACCTGTTAAAGTGCTTGAAACTTTAAGTGTTGTTGAAAGAATACAAGTGGGTAGTGCAGCATCAAGTGATTCATCAATTATATCTCAAGATGGAGATATACAATTAAGAATTGGAAATCCAAGTACAGAACACAATCCTTATATTAGATTACAGGGTAATAATGGCACTAATACAACCTATGCTGATATACAACTTGATACTGTAAATGCATTATTAAAGTTTAATGATCCTGGTACAAGCAGTTCTAATATTGGTACAAATCCAATGGTTCTTGATCACGCTGGTAATGTGGGAATCTGGAACGATGATCCACAAGCATTTTTACATATTGGTGGTGCTGTTCCTACTGGTGCACAAGCATTAATTGTAAGAAGCAATATATCTACTGCTTATGCAGTTTCTATTGAGCAAGATCACGCTGCTGGTTGGGGTATGTTAATTGATACGGATTCGGCAAGTGTTGGTGACCCAGCTTTAATGGTAACCAATCCCAATATAAATTTATTTCATGTAACATCATCTGGATTTGTTGGCATTGGTATTGATGGGCGTAACCCTGCTAGAGAACTAGAAGTTGAGGGTGATGGTAATGTATATATAAGAGTGACTGCAAGAACGGATGATGATTCCACAGCTATTGAATTAACTAACACTCAAGAAACTTGGACAATTAAAAATGATGATGTTGCAGATGATTCTTTAAAGTTTAATAGTGATTCTGGAACACAATTAACAATTACAAGGACAGGAGATTCAACTTTTAATGGTTTTGTTCAAGTATATGGATTTTTATACACTAGAAATACTTTAAGAGTATTAAATGCTGCTGGTGATGGTTGGCATAATTGGGCAACTAGAAGTAATGGAAAATACAGTTTAAACGTACATAATATAACAGCAAATTCTATATTATACACTGACTTAAAAGCTGGTGATGGTGGTAATGGATATTTTTATAGTGATACTGATGGTAGAACTGCGTTTACTGGCGGTGATTTTTATATACAAGATGGCGTTACTAACTATTATAATTATGCTACAAATATATATTTAGGAGCTACTAGTGGTGATTCTATTAGATTAAGGGGAAACACAATATCTGGAACTAGTTGGGATATAACAGGAAATGGAGTTGGTTCATTTGTAACACTAGGGGTTACTAATATTGTAACTAATTATATACCTAAATTTAATGGAAATATTTTCGATGATTCTTTATTAAAAGATGATGGAACTTTAACCTACAATGGTGATTTAATAAATACAGTAAAAGAATATAACAATTATGCTGGTAAACAAATTGGTAGCGATACTCTATTAGAAATACTTGAATCAGATACCACTGCAACACTACAAGGTAAATTAAATTATTATAATTCATCTNTAACAAGAGTAGAAGATTCAACTGCACCAGCTGGAGGGTGTTTTGAATTAAATAATAAATATGCTAGCATAACAGTACCTGGTTATTTNAAAGTTGAAGAAGGTCAAGAATACACATTTGAAATATGGGCAAAATATATTTCTGGTACAGATACTGACCAAAGAGTATATGCTGGATCATCTTTTTATGATGGCAATAAGCAATATTTAGGAAATAGTCAAAGATATTGGGGACAATCAGGAACACAAATTGATTCTAATAGTAGAAATAATGGCTGGTACTTAATGACTGGAACATTAGGACCAACTAGAGGAAGTTCAACAGGATTAATACCAACAGCGGCAAGATGGATGAGATTAATAATGTTATTAAATTATTCTAATCAGGCAAATGTAATTAGATTTTGTGGTTTAAGATATTATAAATCAGGTGGCAAAAGCGCACAAATGGTTACATCTATAGAAAGAAAACCTATTGGCAGACAGGTTAGTTCAAGTGCTGGTGAGTGGACAGGCAACACAGTTTTAGATACTTCTGGAAATTTATATGGTAATGATGGAACTTTTACAGGAAATGTAACTATAAATTCTACCTCTAATGTTGGGTTAACTTTAGAACACGCAACTCGTCCTACTTTTACTTTTACAGATGGTACCAACTACGCTTACTTAGGTTTAGATAGCGGAGGTGCTATAATAACAGGTACAGTAGATAATGACTTTTCTATAAGAAGTCCTAGAGACATCGTATTCGGTTATAATGCTACTGAAACGGCTAGAATTGATACTTCTGGAAACGCAACTTTTAGTGGCAATATTAATTTAACAGATAATGGTTTTGCAAATTTTGGAGCTTCAGGTGATTTAAGAATATATCATAACGGAAGTAACTCTGTTATAGATACTACAACTGGTAGTGCTGGTGATTTATATTTAGCAGCAAATGGCACAAATCATGATTTATATTTAAGAGCAGCAGACAATATATATATACAACCACAAGGCGGTGAGAATGGTATTATTTTAACTGGTAATGGTGAGGTTCATATATATTACAATTCTGCAAAGAAAATAATGACACAATCAACTGGTGCCATTCTTTATGGAACTTTAGAATTAAATGATGCAAATACTAAATTACTTGAAGGAAGCGCAGATGCTTTAAGAATACAAACTACTAATGGCTATGTAGATATAGGACCGATGAACAATAGTTATTGTCATATTCAAACCGATAGGAGTCAATTTTATTTTAATAAACAAGTGGTAGTTGATGGTAATTGCATTCCTTACACAAGTTTAACTAAAAATTTAGGTGGTACTGCTAATTTATGGAATGTAACATATTCAAGATATTTTGAATCAAATAACACTCAGTCAAGAACAAAAATTAGGGTTTGGAGTGGAACAACTTATGGTATTGGAATGCAAAGCGGATATACTTTTGGTGGTTTAGATAATAACTATGCAATAACTTGTCAAATGAGCAATACTGCTGGTAGAGGATTTTGGTGGGGAGATACTGGACATACAAATGCACAAGGTGCTTTTGCTTGTACTACTCAAGGTAAATTTACAATAGCACATTCACTTAGATTAGGGTATGGCGAAACTGATACAACATTGCCAGGATCAACATATACTTTTGATGTTTCTGGTACAATGAGAGCTACAAGTGATGTAATTGCATTTTCAGATAAAAGAGTAAAAGAAAATATTGTTACTGTTGACAATGCACTAGATAAGGTTACAAAATTAAGAGGTGTTACATACACTAGAAAAGACATTGATGACAAGACAACTAAACTTGGTGTTATTGCACAAGAGGTTTTAGAGGTGTTACCAGAGGTTGTTAGTATAGATGATGAGGATAAACACTCTGTTGCTTATGGTAATATGGCTGGTGTGTTTATAGAAGCTATTAAAGAATTAAAAGCAGAGGTTGATAGTTTAAAACAAGAAATTAAACAACTAAAAAAATAGAATATGGCTTGTCCAAGTATTGCAGATGATGAATTGTCAATGTTAAAAGTAGCTAGAGAAAGAACTGGAGCTGGTTACACCTCTAGTTTTGCAATTACAAATCCAATCTATATGTCAGACATACAAAGATTATCTGGTGGTAATACAAGTGGTTCTGGTAATAGCTATCCAGCAGTTGCATTAGCAAATCCAATAGATAACCGACCAGATGGTGAAAATCCATTAGCCATGTCTGAATTTAGTTCATACGACCAAAACCCACCTAGAACTGCGTTTATGTTTAATTATAACAGTCAGTCAAGCAATAATGCTTGTCAATTTGCAATACCTTTCGATACATATTATCATGATGATCCAAATAATTTAGTGCCAAGTTCTTTAAATATATATACAGCATATACAACACAAACTGGAACAACACCAGCAAGTGCTGGTTACTATGCTATATATACAACTGGCGGATCACCAAGTGGTTCATGGATGCAAGTTGGTAATAATGGATTAATAATTGATACTGGAAGCTGTTAAAATAAATATAAATTAAAATAAATAAAATTATGGCAAATACTTATACTTGGAAAATATCACAATTAGAAGCTAAAATTAGTGACGGTGATTTAAAAAATGTTATATTTAATGTGTGGTGGGAATACGTTGCAAGCGATAATGAGGTAAAACCAACTTATGCTATGGCTATGGATGTTTTGCCTGTTGAATATAATGAGGAAAGTTCTTTTATACCTTATGAAGATTTAACTAAAGAAGATGTTATCGGTTGGCTAGAATCAACAATAGACATGGAAACTTTACAATCTAAATTAGATCAAGAAATATATGATAAAAAAAATCCAGTTAATGAATATTTAAATCCTAATTGGGATTAATTTACTACATTTGTATATAATCATAAATTTAATATAATGTCTAAAATTACAGAAGAACAATTAAAATCATTACAAGAAAGTCAAAGTAAAATTAATCAAGTAGTAAACACTATTGGTGTATTAACTATACAAAAGATTAACATTGACAATCAAAAAGACGCACAATTAGAAGAACTAAAAAAACTAGAAGAAACACAACTAGAATCAAAGAAAGAGCTTGAGGAACAGTATGGTAAGATTTCAGTTAATTTAGAAGACGGTTCTTACGAAGAGATACCAGAAAAAGAATAATACTATGGGTTTTGCAGATTTGAAGATATACTTTCTGAATTCAGTAGCTTTTTTTATATCATTAACTGAAGTAGAAGTGTGGCTTAAAATTATACTTCTTATTTGCACGATAACTTATACTATTCAAAAGACAAAGAAATTATGAATGAATTGAGTGAGGATAGTAAATTTGAAATTAGTATTAAAACACTTATAGCTATAGGAGTTGGCTTGTCTGCTCTTATAGGTATGTGGTTTGCTTTACAAGCGGATATTGAGGAAGCTAAATTATTGCCAGAACCAGAAATTAGTAGAACTGAGTATGATTTAAAAGATCAGTTAATCAGAGAAACTATAATGAATACTGGTACTAAAGTAGAAGAAAACTCAAATGCCTTGAAGAAAATAGACGACAAGTTGTTTGAAATAATCAGTAAATGAAAAAAATATTATGTGCGATATGTGTATTGGTTGCGGCATCTGTATATAGTCAAGATGTAACTGTTTTGCAAATTAATGCAAAGTGGAATGAAAGAAATAACTATGACTTGTCTGATATTACAGGAGCTGTAGTTAAGTTTAGCTATTTAAAAGATCAACCTAAAGATATACAAAAAAGTATAGTTGCTGTTCCTGTTATTGTTATTATGGATAAATCAGGTAGAGTAAGGATGCAGTATATTGCAGATATATCATTAAAAATTAAAGTAGGCAATCTTGAAATACAAAACAATGTAGATAGGGTTAGCAAGCTATGAATTCAATAAGCAAACACATTACTTACAAAGAAGCTACTAGAAGTGTCACAGCTCTTCGCTTAGGCATAGAAAACTTACCTAATGAGTATGAGCTACAAAATATGGAGTTAATTGCTGAGAAGGTGTTTGAACCACTTAGAAGAGCAGTTAATGGTCCAATTAAAATTAATTCATTTTTTAGATGTGAAGAACTTAATAAAGCGATTGGTGGTAGCAATAAAAGTCAACATTGTCAAGGCAGAGCTATTGATATTGACGATGTTTATGGTTATGTTTCTAATTCTTATATGTATTACTATATTAAAGATAATCTCGATTTTGATCAACTTATTTGGGAATTTGGTACAGATACTGAACCTGATTGGGTGCATGTTAGTTATGTAGATAGTGACAGTAATAGAAAAAGATGCTTGTTAGCATATAAAGAAAATGGTAAAACTAAATATAAAGATATAAGTCATGTCTGATAAAAAGAAGTTTAAAGAAACTACAGTTGGTAAATTATTATTCGGTGCAGCATCAATGATAAACCCTGCACTTGGTAAAGTATTATCTGGTGTAACTACACCACAAGAAGCATTAGCAGAAATAGGTAAATCTAAAATATCTAATGACGATAAAATTAAGCTACAACAAATGATCTATGATCAACAAAATAAAGAAATGGAAGCTATAACTGCTAGATGGGAATCTGATAGCAATAGTGATTCTTGGTTAGCTAAGAATGTACGTCCAATGGTTTTAGTATGGTGTATAGTTGTATTTTCTTTAGCAGGTATATTAGATAGTATAGAAAGCATACCTTTTCATATAGGAGCTACATGGAATGATACATTTGAGAAAGTAATGATGGCGGTTGTGTTAGCATACTTTGGTGGTAGATCAAGTGAAAAAGTTATTGATATATTTAAGAAATAAATGAACAAATTAGATAATGGTAACCCACAGCTCAACTCACTGAGAACTGAATTTAATAATAGGGTTATGAAGAAGATGATACTTGGTGGTGGAAAGCGTATTGCTTGGAACAGTACAAGACGACACAGAACCATATAGTTAATAAATAAATTCAATACCCTATGAATTTAATAGGGTTTTATATATATTTGTGAATTCAATAGGGTGCGATATACTGTTGATTTTCTTTGTTTTCAATGAAAGGGGTAACTAGATGTTGCTCCTTTTTTTTGTCTTTTGTCTTGCACATGACATTTATTATCAATATGTTTGTTGCATGGAAAACTTAACAAAGAAGTTGGTGAAAGTTCAAGGGAGTTTGAAAGCACCAAAAAATCAAAGAAACAATTTCGGTAATTACAATTATAGAAGTTGTGAAGACATTTTAGAAGCAGTTAAACCTTTACTTATGAAAGAAGGGTTGTTATTGACTATCTCTGATTCTATTGCCCCAGAACCTTTATTTGTTAATGCAGTTGCTGAAATTACTGATGGTAAAGACAAGATTACTGTCAGAGCACAAGCAGGTATTAACTTAAATAGAAAGGGAATGGATGTAGCTCAATGCTATGGAGCATCAAGCAGTTATGCTAGAAAGTACGCTTTAAACGGTTTATTTTTAATTGACGATAACAAAGATGCAGATGCTACTAATAATCACTCTAAGGTAGCTAAAAACGTCTCTACGACTGTATTAGAGCCATCTAAAGATTGGTTAGATGAAAAAGGAGATAAGTTTAAAAGGCAAAAGATGCCATTACAAAGAAAGGTTTTACTATAGCCGATATTAGAAAAAAATATAAAGTAAGTAAGAAAGTAGAAAAATTATTATTAACCTAAATTAAATTAAAATTATGAATGAAAAAAAGTATGTAGGAAGTGGTAAACAACAAGGTAATTATGACCTAGTTAACTTTACTATTGCCGAAGAGAAAACAAAAGATGCATGGATTGAGTACAATGGTAAAAGGTATTTAAAACTTACTATTGGAAAGAAAAAAGAAGTAGATCAATATGGTAAAAGCCATAGTGTATGGATCGATGAGTATGTCCCAGATAGTGCAAAGCAACAAGAACCTGCTAAGCCACTACCTACCCCAGATTTACCATTTTAGTTATTAACATTCCCCTTAAGCTTAATCGTTTAGGGGGATTATTATCTTAAATTATGATACAAAGAAAAAACACAAAATACGTTAACATTAATTTAGCATTTATGAACACAAACTTAACAATATCGGAAGCTACAGTATTATCTTATATAGATTCATTAGCAATTAAAAAAGGTTATTGTTTTGCCTCAAATGAAAGTATTTGCATGGCATTAAATTTAAATGATAGAACTTTATACAGAATATTAAAGAACTTAGAAAACAAAGAATACATTACAAGGAAGACAAAAAGCTTAGGAAATGACGGCAAAGAACGTAAGATTTACGTTAATCCAAGTGTCAGGAGTGTCAGTTCTATGTAATACATAGTGTATTATATAAATAAATAATACATAGTGTATTATTATACATAGTGTATTATAACAATATACATTTTAAATTGAACTATGCAAGAAAACTTTGTAAAAATTGGAATCGTACCTAAAGGCAAATACTCACAACAGAAAGTAAAGTGCCCAAAATGTAGTCATACTCGCAAGAAAAAAGCTGACTGCTCACTGTCTATAAATATTGATGATGGATTATATAATTGTCATCACTGCGGTTGGAACGGTTCTGTAAACCCTAATAATACTATGCAAGAAAAAACATATACTTTGCCAACTACAAATAACTTAAAAAAGATAAATTCTAAAGCTATTAAGTTTCTTAATGATAGAGGCATAACAAACGAAGTAATAGAAAACAATAAGATAACTTCTACAAAAGATGGTAAAAGTGTTGTATTTCCATACTTAAAACATAATGAACTTGTTAATTATAAAACAAGAGGCATTGATAATAAAACATTTACACAATCTAAAAACGGACAGCCAACTATATTTAATTATGATAGGGTTTTAAGTCAAGATTTTGTAATACTATGTGAAGGTGAATTAGATTCATTAAGTTGGGAAGTTGCAGGTTTTACTTGGCACACTTCTGTAAACATGGGTGCACCAAACGTAAAAGATAAAAACTTAGATAAAAAACTAGAATGTATTACAAATTGCTATGAAGTGTTTGATAATGCAAAAGTAGTTTACTTATGTACTGATAATGATGAAAACGGTAGATACTTAGAAGAAGAACTTGTTAGAAGAATTGGTGCTGAAAAAATTAGATTAATTGATACAAATCCATTTAAAGATGCTAACGAAGTTTTACTTAATGAAGGTATAGAATCATTACAGCATAGATTTAAATATGCTAGAGTGCCTAAGGTTGAAGGTATATTTAGTGTAAATGATATTTATGATAGTATGCTAGATGGTTATAGAAACGGACAAGAAAGAGGTTCAACAACTCACATTGAATGTATTGACAGAGCTTGGACTTGGAGAAACGGAGAAGTAAATATTTGGACAGGTTATCAAAATGAAGGTAAAAGTATGTTCTTAAATCAGCTATCAGTTCTAAAGGCATTTCATGAAGGATGGAAGTTTGCAGTGTTTAGTCCAGAGAATATGCCTATAAATGATTTTTTCCATGACTTAATAGAAACTTACATTGGCAAAAGCTCTGATCCTTATTATAAAGATAATTATATGAGTGAGGATGAATTTAAAATAGCTATGGAGTTTATGAAAAAACACTTTTTTATAATATATCCAAAAAAAAGTTATAAATTAGAGGACATCTTTGAGAGAGCTAAATTTTTAGTTAAGACAAAAGGTATTCGTTCATTGATTATTGATCCTTATAATACTGTACAACACAGGATGCAAAGAGGTGAAAGAGAAGATTTATATATTAGTAGATTCATGAGTGAACTAAAAAGGTTTGCCGTAGAAAATAAAATCTCTGTTCACTTAGTTGCACACCAAGTTACACCACAAAAAGACGATGGTGGTAGGTATAATAAACCTGATGTAAATAGAATAAAAGGTGGTGGTACATTTGCAGATAAAAGTGATAATGTTTTATTTGTATGGCGACCTAACAGAGCATTAGATTTTAGTAATACAGCAGTTGTATTTGGCAGTCAAAAGATAAAGAAACAAAAACTAGTAGGTTATCCTCAAGAAGTTGAAGGCATAACTTACAGTAGAAAATCGAACAGATATTATTTCAATATGGAAACACCCTTTGATATTGTAGATAATATAAGATGCGAATCAGAGCTAGAGTAGATGCTAACCAGAAAAAAATAGTTGCCCAATTAAGGGGGATAGGATGCTCTGTCCTCCATACTCACCAATTAGGAAAAGGTGCTCCAGATATTATTGTAGGTTATAACTTCAATAACTACTTAATAGAAATTAAAGACGGTTCTAAGCCAAAAGCACAACAAAAGTTAACACCAGACGAAGTTAGATTCCAATCTGAATGGAAAGGAAACTATTATGTTATAAATTCATTTGAACAACTTAGAGACATTGTATTTAAAGATGAGCTCTAATATACTTGAAATATTATCCAAGAGACATCTTGACTGGATTAAGATGGCAAAAAGCTTTAAACTAAACAATAATGATGCAAATGAGTTAGTTCAAGAGATGTATCTCAGAATGTATGATTACACTAAAGATGTAAATCGTATAATGTACAATGAAAAAGAAATTAATACATTTTATATTTATATCACATTAAGAAATTTATATTACAGTAAATGCAGTAGTTATAAAAAGAAAAAGATTACAGTGTTTTCAGATGTAGATGAAGAGAAATATAATTATATAATGAATAGTATAACTTTTAATGCAGATGAAATGAATACTAATTATAATAAAAAAGTAAATTTAGAAGCTTTGTATAACAAGATCGATGACATTATAGAGGATTGGTATTGGTACGACAAGAAGCTAACTAAGTTATATCTTAATACTAATATGAGTATGCGAGATATAAGTAAAGAAACTAAAATAAGTTTAAGTTCAATATTTAATACATTAACAAATGCAAAAGAAAAAATTAGAAAAGAAACCAAAGAAGAGTACAAAAAGTATAAAAGCTAAGGGGTTAGGCGATACAGTCGAACAAGTGTTAGAAGCAACTGGCATAGCAAAAATAGCTAAGTGGGTACTTGGTGAGGATTGTGGATGTGATAAGAGAAAACAAATCTTAAATGATTTATATCCTTATTATAAACCACAGTGTTTAACTGAGGATGAATTCACTTACTTAGATAAATATTATACTGATAATAAAAACGTTGTACAACCAGAAGTTCAAACGGATGTTCTTAAAATATACAATAGAGTATTTCATCAAAAGGCAAGTTTAACAAGTTGTTCATCATGCTACAAGAAAACAGTACACGACAAGTTAAAGAACGTTTATAAAGAATATAAAAAATAATACTATGCCATTTTTAAAACCAAAGAAATATGAAGAGAAGGCAAACTTCTTAGCAAGGTTCATGAACAATGCAAAAATGATCTTAGAGTACCCAGATACT